CCCCGGCAGTCGGAAGGCGAGCGCTCCTTTTCATGGCCGCCATGACCGACCCCGCCCCCCCCAAGGGCCGCCGGACGCAGGTAACCGGCAATTCAACTAAATAGGAAACGAAATGAACACGAACGATCCAACTGAACTAGACCTAGCCGCCCAAGCCTGGTTAGAATCCAAAGCAGACGAACAATCCGCCAATCTGCGCCGGATCGAAGCAGAAGCCCGCATCTTGGCACTGGTCGGCGCCAAGGAAGAAGGCGCCACCACCGTCAAAACTGAGTGGTTCAAGGTACAGACCACCGGAAAGCTAACCCGCACCCTCCAGGCCGACAAGCTGGCCGAGGTGTTCGGCTCGGTCCCGGCTGATCTGTATGGCCAGGTCATCAAGTCGGTGCCGTCGCTCAATCTCGCCGGGCTCCGCGCAGTCGAGAAAACCAACCCGGATGCCTATTCGTCATTTTGCCGCGCCATCGTGACCAAGCCCGCCAAGGCGGCGGTATCGGTCGAATTGCTGGGAGGCAAATAGCATGGCCTTTTCGCTCGCATCTATCACTAAAGGGGCCGGCCAAAAACCGCCCATCGTCGTGATTCACGGAAGCCCCGGAATCGGCAAGTCCACGTTCGGCGCCTGCGCCCCAAACCCGATCTTTCTCCGCACCGAGGACGGCTTGGGCATGCTGTCGCCCGATACGTTCCCCATGGCCAAGACCTGGGGCGATGTTATGAGCGCGCTTGGAGCCATCTATTCAGAGCAGCACGACTATAAAACCCTGGTCATTGACTCCCTTTCCGCCCTGGAGCCCGTCATCTGGGCGCAAGTCGCCGCCGACGCCAAAAAAAGCTCAGTGGAGGAATTGGGCTATGGCCGGGGCTACGTCCTGGCCCTGGACTACTGGCAGCAATTGATCCAGGGCCTGATCTCAATCCGCGATGACAAAGGCATCACGCCCGTTTTGATTGCCCATAGCGAAGTGGTTAGGTATGACTCGCCTGAGAGTGAGCCCTACGACAGATACCAGATCAAGCTGCACAAGCGCGCATTCTCGCTCCTGTACGAGCGCGCCGATGTCATTGGTTTCGCCAATTGGAGGACTCTAATCACTAAAACAGAAGTAGGATTTAATAAGTCCATCAGCCGGGGCACCGGGACGGGTGAGCGACTGCTCCACCTGATCGAGAGGCCCGCCTATATCGCCAAGAATCGTTATGGGATGCCAGAAACCATCCCACTTGATTGGCAAGCTTTCGCCGGATCGCTTCCGGCCCAATAACTCACGCAACGCAATCTAAGGAAACGCAAAATGCAACTGAACTTCGACGCAACCAACGTATTACCCGCCGACGACTTCTCTCCTCTGCCCGCCGGTGACTATCTCGCCATTGCAATCGACAGCGAGATCAAGCAAACCAAGGCGGGGACCGGATCCTACCTATCGCTCACGTTCCAGGTGGCGGATGGCCCTTATATCAATCGCCTGATCTGGGGCGCTATAACCCTGTCCAACCCGAATCCGAAGGCCAGTGAAGTTGGGCAGCGGCAGTTGTCCGCACTCTGCCACGCGGTTGGTGTGTTGCGACTGAAAGACTCGGCGCAGCTCCATAATATCCCGGTCAAGCTGCGCCTGTCCGTCGAGGAGAAGGCAGGCTACAATCCGCGTAACAACATCGAGGCGTACAAGCCCGCCAACGCCACCCACGCCCCACAACCGTTCCAGCCTGCCCAGCAGGCCCAGCAGTCCGCCGCACCCGCCTATCAACCGGCGCCACAGCCGACCCCGGCTTACCAGCCGCCGCCCGCGCCCCAGCAAGCCGCCCGCCCGCCCTGGATGAAATAGGCGAATGGTCGCCATCAACATGGCCATGCCGGACCCCACCCTGGAGTCGGTTGACGCCGCCATCCAGGCACGGGGCCGGTCTGAGCAGGCCCGGCCCTATCTCGGCATGAGCGAGATAGGGAGGGAATGCAGCCGGGCGCTTTGGTACGGATTCCATTGGTGCTCGCCGGTTTCATTCGATGCCCAAGCGTTCAAACGATTTGAAGACGGCCACCGGGGCGAAGCGCTGCAAGCGGAGAGGCTGAAAATGGTCCAAGGCGTCACGCTCTACACCGAAACAGGCGGTAAGCAATTCGGATTTTCCGACCACGGAGGGCATTTCAGGGGCCATATGGATGGCGTGGTGCTGGGCCTATTGCAGGCCCCTAAGACCTGGCACGTCTGGGAGCACAAGCAGACCGACGAGAAGAAACAGCGGGCGCTGGAGAAAGCCAAGCAGGAGTTGGGCGAGAAGCAAGCTCTCAAGGCATGGGATCCGGTCTATCACGCCCAAGCCCAAGCGTACATGGGCTATGCCAATTTGACCCGGCATTACCTGACCTGTGCCACGCCAGGCGGCCGCCACACGATCAGCGTCAGGACCGATGCCGATGCGGAAGCGTTTGCGTCGATCCGGGATAAGGCGTTGCGCGTGATTACCGCACCGGAGCCGCTGGCCAAGATCAGCGAACGCCCAGACTGGTACCAGTGCCAATGGTGCAGCCACCACGCCCTATGCCATGACGGCGGAATGCCCCTGGTCACTTGCCGGACCTGCATCCATTCCACGCCGGAGCTAGACGGCGATGGCCGATGGACTTGCCGGGCGATGGCTTGCGACATCGACACCGACACCCAGCGACAGGGGGCGGCTTGCCCGGAACATCGCTTGTTGCCGTTCTTGGTGCCGGCGGAAGTCGTGGATTTTGAGCGGCCTGACGAGGCGTCATTCTGCGGAGTCCGAATCAAATACCGCAAGCCGGACGGCACCGAGGTCTGGAATGGCAGCTCCCCCGGCGGCTACGCAAGCCGGGAAATGGCCGCGAATTTCGCCGCCGCTGGCGACCCGGAAGCGGACGAGATTAGAGCGCGCTTTATGGCGGAATTGATTGGGTGATACCATTAAATAGGTAAATAAGCAATGAACCACGAAGACCGTATAGTTAAGTTTCCGTATGCAATTACGCCGGTAAAGAACGGCGGCGCTGGAGGTCCAGCATTGCTTCCTTTGGGCGACTATTCTTGCGGTATTTGCATGGAAGGCGGGCAGCCTGGTAACTGCATTAATGACACTGGCATTTATTGCAAGTGGAACATGGGGGAATCCTCTATATCCTGGGGCAATGCCTGCTATAAAACAATCTATTGTAAACACGAATCTTCTCACTCAATAATAAGAACAAACAAAAGGCATGTAGAGTTAAGTCAATGCGACATATCTGAAATCGCAGATAAGATATTCGGCTCAATTGAGTCGAAAATGAAAGAATCAATAGCAAAAGTCATAAACGCACACCTAGACGATGAATGCTGTGAAATGGAATGAATTCATCAACACAGAATGCAAGAAATGCAATAGCGTTTCTTGGCGTGTTGCTCGGGTTATCAATCGCGGTGGGCAAGAGACTTTCCCATTAGTTTGCGGTTCGTGCGGTTATAAAACGGCGATTTATATGCCAAAAACAGATGCTCATCAATATGGGTTCAATCTACTGCCAGACAGCGGCGAAGCGCCCCGGATCAAATAGCATGATTACCCCATACCCCCACCAGCGCCAGGCCATAGATAGCCTGTACAACTGGTTCGCAGCAAACCAGGAGGGCAACCCCCTCTTGGTGCTGCCAACCGGAGCAGGAAAATCGGTCGTGCTGGCTGTCATGATCCGCGAGATCCTGCAATCTTGGCCGGACCAGCGCATCCTGGTTTTAACGCACGTCAAGGAACTAATAGAGCAAAACGCCAAGCGCTTAGCCGCCGTATGGCCAGAGGCGCCGATGGGCATTCATTCCGCCGGGCTCCGGCGGCGCGATTGCTTCGATCCGATTATCTTTGCCGGAATCCAGTCGGTGCATTCCAAGGCCCTGCACCTGGGAAGGTTTGACCTGATTTTGGTTGATGAGTGCCATTTGATTAGTGGCAAGGCGTCCTCCATGTACCAGCAGTTTTTCGCGGCTTCACGCCAGATCAACCCGGTTATTCGGATTGTCGGATTGACCGCTACTGATTTCCGCACCGGAACCGGCTCGCTAACCCACGGCCACGACGCCTTATTCGCCGCCGTGGCCTATCAAATCGATCTGCTTTATCTGATCGAGCAGGGTTTTTTGTGCCCCCTAGTATCCCGCCCCGTCGATACCCAGATCGACGTGACTGGCGTCCAGACGCAAAACGGCGAATTTGTAGCCGGGCAGCTGGAATCCGCCGCCGACAAAGACGAGATCACGCAAGCGGCATTGTCAGAGGCTATCGCCCTAGGCGCCGACCGCCAGCATTGGCTGGTGTTCTGCGCTGGCGTCAATCACGCCTACCACGTCACCGCGGCTCTAAATGCGCGGGGCGTCAAGGCAGCCTGTGTGACCGGCGAGACGCCCGCACTAGCCAGAGCCAATGCCATCGCGGAATACCGCGCCGGACGACTTCGCGCACTGGTAACAGTCGGCGTCCTGACCACAGGGTTTGACGCGCCAGAAACGGATTTGTTGGTCATGCTGCGGCCCACCCAAAGCCCAGGACTGTACGTCCAAATCAGCGGGCGCGGCATGCGGACGGCGCCTGGGAAAACCGATTGCATGGTCCTAGACTTTGCCGGCAATGCACTCCGACATGGGCCAGTCGATCAGGTCAAGGCATGGATCCCCAAGCCAAAAACCGGCCCAACCGCTGCGCCGTTCAAAATCTGCCCGGAATGCGAATCGAAGGTGGCGACCAGCACCCGCGTTTGCTATTGCGGGTACGAATTTGATCTGTCCGAAAAACCAAAGCACGACGCCCACGCCACAACGGCGCCTATGCTTTCGACCGACATTCGGGCGGCGACAGTCAGGAAGCCAGTATCCCGCGTCATCTATTGCAAGCATCAGTCAATAGGCAAAATGCCCAGCCTGCGCGTCGATTATTACGATGGGCTCATGAAAGCGGCCAGTGAGTGGGTCTGCTTGCAACACGACGGTTACGCCCGGCGCAAGGCTGTCCAGTGGTGGGTGCAACGGCGCAATGACCCGGCGTTGCCGGTTCCAGACTCAATTGACGAGGCCCTAGACGCCATGCCCTACGACAACTTGAAGCGCCCGTCTGCAATCGTGATCGTTCAGAAAAAATACCCGGAGATCGTTGGATATGAATTTGAATAACCTATCCCCCGCGTTGAAAACCGAAATACTGGAAAGCTTGCGAGCGCTCATGCAAATTGTTGAATCTACACCCTTGGATACCCCATGTAGTACCTGCGCGAATTTCGGAACCGGCGGGTATTGCGAGCAATGGAAAGCGGAGGTGCCGAAAGAAAATCAGCAGGCTGGGTGCAATTGTTGGCTTGATGAGATACCTTTTTGAGGAGAATAAACGTGATTAGAAGCACAACCCAATTGACCCTGAATAGTGACGGGGACCTGATGGGTGTCCGCGAGCATGAGGACAACGACAAATGGATGGAGCTTGTCATCAACGGTCAGGCGTTTGGTCTCCCCAAAAAATGAAGCGGACGAGCTGATAGACGCGATCAATGCAATAGCTGGGAATTGAATGAACATCCACGACCGCGCCATGATGATCCTGGCCTCGAACGCCCAATTCCGCGCCGCCACCGGCGGGGATGCCTTACGGCTTTGCTTGACGCACCCCATCATGGGCAAACGCCTCCAGCAATTGGCGAAACGCTGGTTAGCGAGGGGCAGCTTATGAAACTTGATGACATTCTTGTCAGGGGGCCAATAAACCGCATCGCTGGGCTTGTTGTGTCCGGAGGGGAACACTACGAGCCGAACACGAAGGGCAATGGGGGTGACAGCGAGGTGCCAATAGCCGTGGTCCCAGTTCCGAAAATCATTCGGAAGGGCGCAGGGTACGTTGATCTTGTCGGGAGGCGCTTTGGCCGGTTCACCGTGCTCGGGCTGTCGGCCTGTTCATCTCGCGCCTGGGTTGTCCGGTGCGACTGCGGCAGATATTCACTTCGCACCTCGAAGGCCATTAAAAACCCGGTGAATGTGGGCGATATGTGTGAACACTGCCGCCACCTGGTCTATTTACGGCGGACGGACATATGGCGCCGGACGGGCAAGCATGTTGACCTAAATGAGCTATGAGCGAGCAATCATGACAGTCTGCATCTATTGCAGATCCACCGGCTGCCCATTCCGGGCAGTCACCGGCAGACCAGAGGGGTGGAAACAGCATCTAGCAATCTCACTAAAACTGTGTTAATCTTCGCAACCTGAAGAACAACGCGGCAAGCTCTGCCGTGCCAGCCTGTGGAGAGGAAGGCTCTGGCTCTGATCGCAAGATCAAGGTGAAACCAGCCTCAGCGAAGCAGGAAGTGGAGGTTTGAGCAGAAATGCTCAGACGCTACGGAGCGGGTGTAAGAAATGCCAAGCCGAGTTTTCATGATCTGCAACGCCTACGAGTCCGGCTTCGGCCATGGCCTGGCGAATGATGGACTGGACATGAGCAAGACGCCGCATTCGGACCTGGAACTGGGCGAGGCGTATCAGATTGGGTATGAGGCGGGCCAGAAAGCGAAAAGCCCCGATGAAACTCACCGAGGCCATGACGCCGATACTCACGGAGCCGGAATGGCACCTCATTTTTGACGCGATGAACGGGTGCGCCCGCCAGGGCAGACGCGAACCGGCAACCCTGCCGAGGGTCCCGCGAGGGACGGCAGGGGCGCCGGTTTTTTTATGCCCGCCTACCAGGCCAGGATTTCATCGGCACGGGCCTGGGACAGCAGGCCCAGGGACACCAGATAAGCCATGCCGCCCTGCACATCAGGGTCGGCATTGCTTATTTCGGTCGCCTTGTTCAACAGATCCATGAAATCCACGACGTAGGGATTGGCACTGGCCCGGATCGCCACCCGCTCAGGGGCAGTGAACCGGCGCAGGAAGGCCAGCGGATTCAGGGCCACCGGCGGAATCTCTGCCGTCACATCCTCCCACACGGACCCAGCCCGCCGCTTACCCAGCACGGACGAATCCATGCTGTCCAGCGGGATCAGGTTATCAGCGACCACCTCGCCGGCCAACTCGGACACCGCATAGGCGATTCCGTCTCTGTCAATTTGCGCGTAATAAGGCATCAATAAAACTCCGTAAGTTCCCAGCTAACCGTGTGCGTTCCAGATACGCCATACATAACAATTCTGGTTGCCGTAATAGTTGTTGAATTCGTCAGGCTCAAAGTAGCGCCCACGCACCAGTTAGATGCGCCAAACCCTGTATAAGCCCCAAGAAACCGAAGCCTAGTCTTTGCCGTAGCAACCGATGTAATGGTTGCGGTTGCCGTTGTGTTGGTGGACGTAATGGCAATAGTGCCTCGCTGGATCGACTTGATCCGGGTCGTCGCAGTGACAGCCGCATCCAGATTGTCGAGTTTCCCTGCACGGACAGCGGTGTAATAAGTGGCCGAGGCTCGGCTAGTCACGGCAGCGTCCAGGCTGTCCAGTTTTCCGGCGCGGGTGTCTGTCCATGTAGCGTTAGACAGCGCAGTACTGGATGGTGCTCTGCTGGATACCGACGCATCTAACCGATCCGCGAGAGTTTGAGTCCAGCGGTTGAGGAGCTTGATGACTGAGCCGTAAATGGGAGCTAACATCAATAATACTCCACCAGTTCCCACCCTATAGTTTGCGTCGCATTCCCGCTAGGGACCGATCTTGTGGCAGTGATTGTGGTGGCGTTGGTGAGCACTATATTAATGCCGCCGTAATACGTGCTTCCGGTATTCGGGTCATTTTCCCCCAAGTAGTACAGTTCAGCTTTTGTCGTATCGACAGAGGTAACAGTTGCTGTTGCGGTTCCGGCAGTACCTGAAATCGTAATAGTGCCCCGCTGGATATTTTTGATTCGCGTAACGGCAGTAATGGCCGCATCCAGATTATCTAGCTTCCCCGCTCTAACCGCTGTGTAATCCGTGGCAGATGCTATGCTGGTAATGGCTGCATCCAGGCTATCGATCTTTCCAGCCCTTGTTCCTGTCCACGTCGCCGTAGTGAGTGCCGTACTGGATGGTGCTCTGCTGGATACCGACGCATCTAACCGATCCGCAATCGTCTGGGTCCAGCGATTCAGCAGTTTGACGACCGCGCCATAAATGGGTGCCAGCATGGGGTTAACTCCAGGTGGACCCGGTGCAGTAACCATTGCCGTCATAGGCATAGGTTTCCGTTCCGGTCACCGTCCAGTCGGTGCCGCTGTTGGTCGAATACTGGTGGACCGCAGTAGCCACTAGGCCGGATGAGTAGGTATAGGCGATTTTGACCTTGTTGGTCCCGCTCGTCCAAGTCACAGAATCCGGCGCGGAAAGGTCGGCGCCGGCCACCGCCAGGTTCCAACCAGGCACCCCGCCCAGGGTGATCTCGCGCAGGGTGGAGATGAACCCATCATTGATCTTCCCAAACGCCTCCGCAACGGTATCCCCGCTGGGAAGCGCCAAGTCCACCGGCACGAAGCTCATGATTTCGCGTCCTTATGTTCAATCTGGTCCAGGCGCGCCCGCAGGTCGGCCATGAGTCGTTCCAGCCGGTCGAGCCGGTCTGACACGCTGTCAGGCTCCTGGAAAACCAAAGCCTTGCTGTTAGGATCCCGCGCCCAACCCGCTGGGATTTTTTGCCGTGCGCCCATCAGGTGGCAATCGCCCGGAGCCGTCGCACCCGAGGCACCCGGAGCCGGCCCCCGCTGGCTGCCAGGTCCAGTTTGACCCGCAGTTGGGTGGGGCTGGCCAGGCCCGATACGAGGTAATAGCGTTCGACAAATTCAGGATTGACGGTCGTTTCAGACACCACCGCCCCGCACCCGATCCAGTTCACGCCCCCATCAATTGAGTAATAGGGCGTTACCGCAGTGCCAGAAGGCAAAGCGACATCCAGATAGACCCGCAGGCTGGTGTAGGCGGTCAGGATGGTTTCCCGAGACACATACGCCCCGCTGGCGTCCCATTTCGCCACCACCAGGCCCACAGCCCCGAACAAAGCAGGCGAGAGGGTCGGGGTGCCGTTCAGCCGCGCCCGGACGGATAGCGAGGTCAGCATGACCCCCATATCCACCAGGGTATTCGCCGGGATCGACTGCCAGGCGCCCGCCCCGTTGGCCTGCACCTCCCAGGCTACCGAGGTCCCGGTAGGGCTGATCGCCGAGGCCATCAAGGTAATGACGGACCCGTCAACCGTGTGGGTCCCGAAGCTGATAACCCGCTCGGTGTAGCCAAATTCCGCCCGGTACAACCGGAACTTCAGGTCCTCGCTTTGGTGGGCGGTCCAGGTGCTGGCATTGGCGGACGAGAACATGACGCCGGCCGCCGGATTGGCCAGGACGGTCGCTCCGGTGAGCAGGTCCGCGCCGCCCAGCCGGGCATAGTGCAAGTAATACTCGTCGCTGTTCGACCCGCAGACGATGCAATATTCCTCGCCTAGCCGCAAGTAGGCCGGGGTGGGGAAAACGACGTGCGTGGCCGCGCTGCCGGTCGAACTGACCGACACATCCGCAGGGATTAGGCTTTTTTCGGCCAGGATAGCGGGGCCGGGATAGCCGTTGACCATGTTGCGGACCGACACCACCACCGGAACATTCGTCGTGCTTTTGGCGCCGAAATAGAGATCCACCGCACTCAGGAACAGGTCCGAGGGCGGTTCAAATGACTGGCCGACTGGGTCCGCAGACTGCAACCGCCTCCCATGCCGGACCCGCGTAGTCGCTTCCAGCCAGGTGTTCAGCCGACCGTCGATCAGGTATTCCGTACTGCCGGTGTTCAGGGTATTGAAAATCTGGACATCGTGGGAGCCCGAGAAGGTCCCGGCCGGCACATCGAAAGTGGCCAAGAAGGCACCCGCACTATCGGCCCGCACGGACTCAGGGATGCTGCCGGCCAGGGTGCCATCGCCAGGAAATAGCGGCACCAGGACCCCGTCCAGGGTCACCCGGAGATCGTCCGAATAGGGCAAATAGCCGCTGCCGGCGACGGTGACCGTTTTGACCAGGCTGGTCGCCTGGATGGCGGTTTCCGAGACTAGGGATCGGTCTGTCCATTGTTCCCACCAGCCCCAAACCACCTCACTCCCCACCCCAGTAATCACCTCCTGGTCCTGGGATGTCTGGACGGTGACTTCCTCGACCCAAATATCGGCGGGGGGCGTCAGGGCCAGGATGCCGCTGGAGTTGTACGCGGAATAGGGATTGGCGCAAATCTGGTGGGTGGCGAAATTTTGCGCCGAGAAGGCCACATCCGAACAGGCCCGCAGGACGAAATGATCCTGGTCGCCGAGGTCATGGAAGGCCACCGAAAAATTCGGGTACAGGGTATCCAGGTGGTCGCCGGCCATGCCCACCGCGCAGGATAGCTGCAAATGCCCAACGTCCATCTTGGAACGATCTCGGAAGGAGTCGGTGAAAATCGCCTTCTTGGACGTGGACAATTGCACGTTAATGGCGGCCTGTTCCAGGTCCGTAACCGCCATGTTGTATTCCAGATCGTCCACCCGGTTACGCAGTTTTTGCAACTCGGACATGGTCAGACGATACCGATCAGAATGTAGGATGGACACCGCATCCACAGCCGCATTAGCCGACATGGCCAGGGTGGCAATCGGGAGCGTGTCCGCCGGCGCCGGAGGGGGCGCAGCAAACAGGCCGGGAGTGCCCTGCACGATGGAAAGTTCGCCGCGAGGCGTCATCACCAGCAGGTCATGGCGCGGCAAATAATTCTCATAGGTGACATAGAAGGCGGTATTGTGGACCGGGTTATCCCCGGCCGGAGAAAAATCCAGGTCCCCGCCCGCGAGCAGGTAATCCGTGGTCGCCACCATGGGCTTGATGTACCGCAACACGACGGTGTAAGACGTGCCCGTTACCGGCTCGGCACCCCCGAGTGCCCAACTGACGGAGTTGCCCGACACCTGATAATCAACCCCGACCACATAGGTCGTAGCGCCCTGGCTCACCGACTCGATGCTGGATATCGGCGTGTAGGGCATCAGGTCCGCCCCGTTCGCGGTACCCTTGGTGATCGTGACGGTTTTCTCGACCGTCGCCGATACCGAGGAGATCGCCTTCACCGGCGGGGTGGCCAGGGTATAGAGGTCGGTCCCGGTCAGGTAGGTGTGCGGTTCGTCCGTGACCACGTCGGTCCCCAGAGGGCGGTCCAGGGCCAGACGCACCGCCGCAGGAAATGCAAACTCGCTGCCCCGGACATATGCCTTGCCATCCGACACGATGACCCAGAATTGATCTGAGTCCTTGGCTTCCACCCGGCAGCGCAGGCCGCGCACCAGATAGTCCCCGGATTCGTCGAAGGTGCGCCGGGACAGGGTCAGGGCCAGGTCGGATGCCGCCGGTTGGGGGCGATAGTCCGCCGACAACAGCCCATCTTGCAGGGCGAACAGCGGCACCGCATCAGCCGCGTTGTTCGTGACTGCCAGGCTGTAAACCAGGCGGTGCGCGCCGGCATACCCGGAATTTTCCCAGCCAGAGGCGGGGTCATGCAGGGTGGGGTCCTCGGATTCGGTCACGATGGAGGAGGTAAACCGGAGCCCGATCACCTCAAGCCCGGTCCCGGTGACCGCGACGGTGCCGCCGGGAAAATCGTGAAACACCCCGGCGAAATACACCTGCCCCTCGGTGAGGCTGGCCAGCAAGCCGGAAACATGCAGTTCAATGCCCCGGATGACCTGCCCGTCAGACCAAACGGTTTTCCCCAACTGGTGCAATTCGTCGAACAGGACCGACTGCATTTCGTTGAGTTCGGCCGACTGAACGCCGCGCCCGGCCAGGAACTTTAGGGCTTTCCAGCCCTTGGTCCGGGCATACCGATCATAATAGGTGCTGGGCATGGCGTCCTCAGAATTGCAGCAGGTGGGCGATCACGTCCAGGGTATCGGCCGCCCGGTAGGTGGGCCGGCGATTGTCCAGCACCTCCAGGATGCCGGAATCAGTCACGTCCGCCGGGAGCAGGATCCCCGCGCCGGCGCCGCCCGCCTTGGTCAGGCCAGAAAATAATGCCGCTTGTCGGTACGTCACCAGGGGCGCGGCAGCCCCATTTAACTGAGCCTCGACGTACACCTGGGTCGCGCCCACCGTGTAGGCGTCCTCGGGGGCCACCTCCAAATAGGTATCCCCGCCGAACGTGATAGCGCCGCCCGCATCGGCCACGACCAGGCAAGCCTTGGACAGGGGCGCGTAACAGATGGGCGTGTCCACGCCGGTCGCAATCACCGAGGGGGCCGGTGGCGCGGTTTCCACGTCCCAAGCGGCCGTGCGGCCGATGCCAATGTATTTGTTGGTCGCGGCCAGGAACCGGAGTGCCTGCGCGACATGATGCGATTGGGTCAGTGTGCTCATGGGCCTAGAGTGCTATCACGACGACTGCGCGATTTCTGTGCGCGCCAGGGAAACCAGGGTGCCCCATGCCGTCAAGGATGCCGATGGATGGGTGGTGCCTGCTAGATACCCCAGGGCATCCAGGTCGCCCAGGCGCCAATGCTGTCCAGCCAGGAAGGGATCAAGCTGATCGGTATCCGCCGGGGGATTCAGCCGGTAGATCGGCACCCCCAGGTCCGCCAGTACGTCCGGCCCATAGTGATAGGTCCCGTCAGCCTCGTAGAGGTCGAGTATCGGAGTGCCACTGATCTGGTAGGTGCCGCTGCTGGACTCCATGACCAAAGCAGTCCCGGAAGGCCCCCAGTTTGCCCTTGCCCCGACCAGGCCGAACCACAGCCCGTCGCACACGTCGCCCGGCGCGATGCCCAGACTGCCTGGATCGACGGACAGCAGCACCCAGGACCCCAGTTGCGGGAGTGCCCCCTGGTAAAAGCGGGGGGTTTCGGAGCGCAGATCGGAGCCCCAGTAGGCATAGACCCAGGCGTCGTTGATGCGCCAGCCCAGCATGATCGGGTTGGCGGCGGTGTCAAAATCCGGGTCCAGATAGACCCAGGCCCACAGCACATGACCGGCCGGCACGGTGAATGCCGGAACATCCACCACCCCATGGTCGTGCGCCCGGCCAGGGGCGTACAGGGAGCGATGCCCGCGTACCGTGTCCGTGACGACCCAGGACCAGGGCTCGTTCCCGATGGGCGCCGAATCAGCAGGCAAGGCGCCATCCAGCCACAGGTTCAGGACCGCCCCGTCCGGCACAGAAGCCGACCAGTGCTGGCAAGCGGATTCCACCGATACCCCGCTGGCGTCCACCTCGGCAACCTCCAGGGTTTGCCGGTAGCGTGGCAGGACCCCCGCCGCCCGGTGCCGGTCGGTCATGGCCTGTACCGCCGACCGATCTGCGCCGGACACCTCAATGATGCCGTGGGTCCAGTACCAGCTATCCCGTAGCCGGTCCCGCGACAAGCCCGGCGCATACCCGGAGCCATGCAGGACACGGGTCCAGGGCTCGAATACCGTAACGGGCGCCTCGGCGATCTCCGTGAGGGTCGCCTCCAGCGCAAAGCGGTTGTTCCTGGGGCGCAGGATCTCGAAAAAAATCCGCTGGGTATAGGCCCCGTCCGGTTCCCCGTCGCGCCGCTGGGTGCCGAGGTGGTGCCCCCAAAGATCGGCCCATTCACCATCCGCCGCCAGGGGCGCCATTTCGGCCAGGGCCAGGAGCAGATCCGCGTGGGTCGCCTCTAGCAGCACCCCAAGAGAATCCAGCAGGAACAGGATCGGATTGGTGGTCAGGAACAGGTGGTCGCCGTTCGACGCGAACGCAGTCCCGGCGCCCTCCATCAGGGACGCTGCCAGCAGGTGGCCATGGTCATCCGACTCGTAAGCCAAGGTGAATCCCTCGGCCTGAATGGCATCTGCCAGTTCGGTCAGCGTCAGGGCCGCCAGGTCGAATACCACCGGATCGCCGCCAGCAGGCGTCAGGGTCAGCGTGTCCCGGACCACCGACCAGGCCAGGTCATCCGGGTCCGCCCGCACCCGCAGGACCAGGACCGGGTCCGGGTAAAGGTCAAAGACCCGGTGCAGGTGAGGGATTAGCGCGGCATATCGCATCAGGAGATGTCCAGGACGCCCGGCACCGGCATGGACTGCATCGGGATCGCCTGATTTTCGGCCGGCGCCTCCAGGTCCACGGACGCCACCCCGGTCACCCGGAGCAGTTGAGCCGTGAGCAGGGACACGCGGACGTAATCGCCCGGTTCGACGCTCGCCAGGTAGTCGCCGATGGCGGCCACCGCCCCGTTGACCATCGCAGTGTCCACCGTCCAGCCCGGCAGCGGATTTAACGTGACAGTGACGTTAATTGGAAGCAGATTCATGCGCTGATACACGACCTGGACCCCGGCCGCCCGATAGCCTGGCAGTCCCTCGGCCCCCTCGATAGTGGCCTCTACCAGGGCCAGCAGGGTGTCGCTAATCGCGCCGCCGCTACCATGCAGCCACAGCTTCACCCGACCCGGCAGATCCTCCTCCAGGCCCACGCGGGTGACATATTCTGTAATGGCCCCATCGTCATCGACCAGGCGACAACTCAGGGCGGCATGGCGCAAGGCAGTCTGAGTGCCCCGCGCCAGGGACTCCAAGAACAGCACAAAGCGGTCCCGCCGTTCCCCGTCCGTTTCCTGGTCCCGGCCCGAGGTAATCGCCAGGGCATTGACGACCCCGCCGAACCCGGACACCGGCGCGACCATCGAGGTCACCGTGCCGGGCAGGGCGTTGCTGGCTGACCCAGGCTCGACGGCAAGCACCTTGGCCACCACCGTATTCTGGACATCCGACATCGTGACCGTGGCGGTGACCGCATACAGCCGGTCGGTGTTGGGGATCTTGACCAGCGTCCCGGCCGGCACGTTGTGGGCGCCGAACCCGCCGACCACCCGCGCAAAAGTCACCTCGCCCGCCGCATAGGCCGCCGGCAGACGCCCGAAATCAAACCCCTGATAGACCGCCGCCGGGATGGCATCGAGCAGGCCGTTCACCAGTTCGACGTAGAACGCCTCCAATTCAATGGCCGGAGCCTCCAACAAGGCCCGCGCCACCCCGCCCACGTTGTAGTCCGTGATCTGGTCCTGGGTGGCCCGCATCCGGTTAACCATACTGGCCAGGATGGAAATGAAGTCCTTAGTCTGGAATGCCATGCGCTTAGCCTGCTGGGAAAACGAGGTTGGCGGTGACCGGCGAGCCCCCGTCAATAGGGACCACCTGGACCGCCAGCCCGATGGTGTCGCCCGTCCGGGAGAATTCCGCTTGGAACACGCGGGACACGCGGGGCTCGACCTCCATGGCCTCCATGACGAAAAACTGGGCCAGCAGTTGCACCGCGTCGGTGTACTTTTCGCCCAGAATCTCGCGGACATGGCAGCCGTACTGCGGGTGCCGCAGGATCTCGCCCGGAGAGGTGGAAATTCGGTGGGAAATGGCTTGGCGCAGGTTGTAGAGCCCGGCCACGACCACGAAATCCCCGTTTTCCGGGACCATGCGCTTTTTGTCCAGGGCCACGTCCGCGCCGTAAACGCTGTTGGGATCGGAAACGGCGGTAAATGTCCGCCGAACCGCCGGGATGCGGATCGTGTCGCCGTATTTCAGCAGTGTGCCCGGCTGGGCGTCTTTCTCGCCTTGGGTCGCCACCAGATAGGGGGAACGCAGGGCATTTAGACTGACCAGTTCGATCCAGCGGGAGGCATTCCCTAGCTCACGCAGGGCAATCGCCGGCAGGGTGTCGCCCACCTGGATCTGGGCATCACGCCAGCCCGTGACCCGCGAGACAAAATCCTGATAGGTGGTCATGCGGACACGACCCCCTTAGCGATTGGGTGGAGGACCATGTCGAGGACATCCTCGATATGGTGCAGAGTGGTCATGCCGTGACGACCCCCTTAGAGATCAGGTACAGGGCATCGACCACGCCGGTCGAGGACGGCACCGCCAGCGGATCCACGCGCAGGACCACCACCTGGGTCTGCGCTTCGCCGGTCACGCGGGCGCCAATGGCGGCATTCGAGTTGGCCTGGGTGATCTGATCCAGGACGTTGATGTTGCGATGCAGGCTGGGTGGCGATCCGCCCCCGGTGGATGAACACATGCCGGAGCCGTTGAGACTGGTCAGGTTAGGCATGGAGTCCGCGCCCGGTATGCCTGTGCGCAAGGTGCAAAGGGCATCGCCCAGCAATAGGCCCACGCGGGACCGCCGCGACTTCTCGACGGACGACAGTCCCTCGGCATTGGCGAGCCGCTGGTAACCGTTGGCTCCTGCCTCCAGCAGTGTCTCAATCACCACCGCCCGCTGGCGAAACGACTCGTTCGGCTGATACACCCAAGCCGCATCCAGGGCCGCCAGCAGGTCGCCAATCTTGTCCAGGTAGTCCCGCAGTTGGGGCGAGGGCTCCAGCGCAGACAATCGCGCCAGGTCCCCGGCCAGTTCCAGAATGTGCGCCCGCGCGGCTCGTGACCGGCTAGTCCGATCCGCAATCGACCAGGCAATCGGGTCGGTGGGCGGCAGCCCCAGGTTAGCCAATGAGGCCACCGATCAGTGAGGACACGCCGCTTTCCTTCACCACCGACAACTTGATAGAGTACTGGTGCAGAAGCGGCTTGGTTTTGCTGCGCTTATGCACGAATTCAGTGGGGTGGACCCAGGCCATGATGAGGTTCAGGGTATCGACAAAAAACAGCCGAACCGTGTCCGGGTCCTGCCCGGAATTGGACGCCTCCAAGCGGCGCCGGAAATAAGTTTCGTAGATCAGTTCGCGGAAATTCAGGAACCACAACTCACCCGGAATCAGCACCCCGCGCCAGCCCGTGTTTCCGGTCAAATGGATGGTCTTGATGCCGACACCGAAATCGTCGATCCAGGCACCGCCCAGGGTACTATGCACCACGGACCTGGAAGGGATCTCGTAGCTCAATTCTTCTGGGCGAATGGAGAAGTAGTGCAGCATGGGCAACCCGCCGCCCATGAGGACTAGAGCAATCGGCCGGACTTTTTGGGAGATGGGGGATGACATGCCCCCATCGTGTTGTCACGACTACTCGCGCACCCGGCTAGATGCCCCCGTTGGCCCCTTGGCCTACTTACCAGCCGGCCAGTTGCTTAATGATCGCCGCCCCAACAGCCAGGATGGACCCGCCCACGATGACCACGCCGATAAACCACGAAACGCCTTCGATGATCTTAGTGATGAAATTCATTGGTATGCTCCGTTGCCAGAATGCCTAATCGGCAACCTGAACAATACCATTTATCATGACCACCCCGTCCAGCGTAATGAGCGGGGCCTCTAGGGCAATACTGGTGATCGCCTTGATTTTGATGTTCCCGCCATCGTCGCATTTCACGACCACGTCGCCGCCGTTGACCGCGAGGACAAACCCGCCCTTGGATTTGTTCTTTTTTTCGGTCCAGATGCCGTGGTAGCCGCTGCCCTCCCGGTCCTCCTCCTCCGGTTGCTCGCCTGACGCGACCGACTGCCCGATGTGGATCGTCGTCCCGCTGGGGTGCCGGAAAATTACGTTGGCCCCCTGGTCGATGCTGGTGGTCACATCCGAGATGTGCCGGAATAGCCGGTAATTTTCCTGTTCAAACGCCATCTGGGTCACCTGCGGCGGCAGGAACCCCACCACCACGGGGCGCCCGCCCAGGTCCATGGTGGCGGCCAGGATGTCGGTATCGCCCAGCAGGGTGGTATCCCTGGGGTCGTTCTCGTCCACCACCGGGCTCGGCAGATCCACCATGCCGGAGCAGGTGGAAATGGTCGTCAGCAGCACCTGAACCCCAGGCATGAACCAGCCAGAATCCAGGAACACCAGATCCACCGCAAAGTTTTGCGGGTGGACCTTGATGACTTTGGCCAGACGCATCATCCGCTTAAGCTCTCCATGTAAACCCCGCCCTTGCCTTCTTGCAGATACGGGTTGGTCATTCTGGACCGAACCAGGAACCCGGTCCCCCGGATGAATTCGGCATTGGTAACGTACCGCTGGAACGGAATGTATTGATGGGTGACCGATGTCAGATAGTAATCCGCCACGAATCGCCCGCGAGTCAGGTGCAGGTATCGGCCGGCGCGCACCTGCTCATGGCCCCGCAGCATTAAGGACCCATCCTCAAAAACCACGTTGTCCTTATTGAGAGCAATCAGGGCCTGCCGCTTGATCTTCAGGTGCTCGATCGAATCCATGACCATTTTTTCATGCTCAGCCTTGGGCAGGTTTTGGTTGTCGGTCGTGAGCGCATCCGAGGCATAGACTGTTTTTACCTGCATGGGCCGGGCACCGTAAAGGCGCGGATCGCAATTGGGATATTTCGCAGTGTCGTCCAGGTAAATGCTGTCCTTTTGCGCCGTTTGAAGGGCGGTCCCCAGGGCGGAATTCGAGACACTCGAGGTCAAACCATCCACCATATCCACCCACACCAGATTGGTCACATGGGCATCGCTCCGGTTGGCGGTCAATGAAACGACCGCGCCGATGTCCATAGCGAGCATTTCAGAGTCCGGCAGCGCGACCGTTTGCCCGCCCTGGGGAATCCACCCGCCCTCACCGTCCTTGGCGTCGAAGTCCCGGAACGGCAAGGGCCGATGCACTAATTCAATGGCTTCCTCCGTGTCCCGGATAAAGAGTTCATTCCAGGGCAGGTCGGCAAACTCGGAAAACAGATTCCAGATGACCCCCTCGCGTTCTTTCGGGGTGTAGAGCTTGCCCTCGGTCACCGTGCTGTTAAGTTTGATCTCAATCGGGAAATCCCCGCCGGTCGCCTCAACGAAGGTGGCCAGGAACGGGTTGATGACCTTGTCGAGCAAGGTCTTATAAAACACGTCGGGGTGCATTGCCGTCCGCTCCACGCCAATCGTGTCCAACAGCGGGAAGCTGCCCAGCAGGGCCTTCCCTTGGGAATAGGACACGCGATTTAGGATCTGGATCAGTTGGAACACCAGGCCGAAATCGCGGCCTGAGATAATGACCGTGCGGTGCGGCTTGCCATCGGCGCCCATCTGCTCAGCGCGCCGGATCGACTGGACAAAGCCGCGCATCATGATGGGCAAATGCCCGCCGTAAATGTGCGGGGCATGAGCCATGCGGATCTCCACCCGGTCCAGGGGCTCGATCAGCCCATACATCGAGTCTAGTTCCCGCTCGTCTGGGCGATCTGCCAGCACCAGCGAGAAAGTCCCCGCCGGTTGATGGATGGATTTTTGGACGAACACCCGCCCCTCGTCGCCAATGAAAGGCGTCAGGTCCAGGGTCGGCGGCAGGGTAGCGCCAGCGAACCGCTGGGACTTGCCGTCCTTCCGCATAATGCTCTTGTGGAGCAGCACCTTGACCTGGGGCGTAAAGGTTTTAATCATCGCCGCGCCATCGCCCCGGTGAACCCGTTGGCCAAGCCCTGGGCCGCGCCCATCATCGCCTTGGCGCCGGCAAGCATGTGCTGCGGTTGCGGCACACCCCCCAGGGCAAACTGGCGGGAATGCTGGCTCAGCACCTCGCCCATGTCGGACTTTTGCACCACGTCAATCGTGGCCCGCATGTCGCCGACCATGCGCCCCAGTTCTCCGCCGGGGCCGCCCATGCTGGACAGCATGTCCCGGACTGCCGATGGCGCATCGCGGGCCGATGCCGCCGCCGAGGTGCCCTCGGGCAGTTGCATGTTGTAGTCGTCAATGCGCTTGGTCCCGAGGTGGACGCCTGGCTCCCACTTGACATCGCCGCCGGCCGCCGGGGCGCCACCGTCATCAATCCGCTTGGTGCCCAGGTGAACCCCCGGCTCCCATTTGACGGGGGCCTCCGTACCGCCACCGATCCCAATCACCATGCCGCCGCTGGCCGCCGCGCCGCCATCGGTACTCTTGGTGCCCAGGTGAACCCCAGGCTGCCATTTGACGGACCCGCCGCTGGACGCTGCCGTGCTGCCGCCCTCCATGCCCTGCACCGCCTTCATGGTGCCCATGAGTTTTCCGACATAGTTGTCATCGGTCGCGTACTTGCCGTCCTTAAGCGCCTGGAAATAAGCCTGTGGGTCGCCGCCAGACTGCAAGGCTTTGGCATAGCGGGGGTTTGTGCCAATTAGGTTGGCGTAATCGTTGAATGATTCCTCATAGGAGTCGTAAGCCCGGAAGTTGTCTTTGATGGAAACCATTTTTCCGTTTATGGATTCCTGGGTGCCCGTGTTGACCGACTTCCCGCTCCACCCGTGCGCCTTGATTCCAAACAGGTTATTCCCGGCCACGGACTTTCCCCATCCGGTTTCTAGGGCCGCCTGAGCCACCAGGGCGTCAGCAGGCACCCCTAACTTGGCCGCCGCCGCTTCGGCTGCCGGCCGGATGCGCGCAACAAAATCGGCCTTGGACCCGCTCAGCTTTGCCGCGCCAGAACCCGACCCGCTTACCTTCGCCACCGTCGCCGCCGGAGACTCCCCCCGTTGCTCCGGGGTCAGTTCGCCCGGCAGAGTCGCGGCGTTGGCGTTGCCAGAGGTCCAGCCCAACAGGCCATTCTTGCCGGCGATAGCCTCGCCAACACCCAGACCGATAGTGCCCAGGAGGGAGGTGGTTTTGTCGCCTGGGACCGTGGGCTTCACAGTGCCCTGATAAAGCGCAGGCTCCGTGCCCGTCTCCTTGCCCAAGAACTTAGACGCCTTGGGCTTTTCCGGCACAACCTTCTTGCCGTCCGGGGTGTGGCCGGAATTGGCGTAATCGGCCGACGCATCAGCGGCCGTTTCCGCTTTTGCCCGCTCAATGGCTTCCTCTTTCGTCTCCTCTTTTTCCCCTATCCCTAGCTTTTTCGCCGCCCATTCAGCAACATCAAACAACTTTTCCCCGGCCTTTAGCAGCATCTTCCCGGCTTCCAGTTGGGCATTGGCGATGGTCTGCATCATGCGACGGTGATCTTCAGCCTCCGTGGCTTCAGGCCCATTCATCGCCGCCTTGGCAACCGCATCAATTAGGTTCCCGTAATTGGACGGGTCCTCCCCGCCGTAATTCGCCGGATCAATTTTGTACTGCTTCAGCAGGCCAAACAGGGCGCCGGTTTTCTCGGTGCTGTAGTTCCCGCTATTGAACGCTTCGCTTAAATCCCAAATCCTGGTCAGGTCCGGGAACGCCTCCTCCTTGGCGTCCGCCAACCCTTTCCCGGTGGTTTTGTTGAGCCACGTCCCAAAAGCGCTTATGTCCCCGTCATTGGCCTGGAAATCCATGATGTTCTTGGCGGCATGACGCGAAATGCCAATGTCATTGGCAATGCCGTCATACCAGCGGTAAGGGTCATCGCCGCCGATCAGTTGTTTGGTGAACTTGAAGTAGTCCTCCAGCATCTGCGGATTGGCAGAGATAGGATCCTCGGCACGGAATTTCTGCTCGTAGGCATTCGTTACGCCCTGACGCGCCCAGAACCGTCCCCGCGCCACCTCGCCCGCTTCGCCCGCGCCAGACTGCCGAAAGCCATCATCAATTTGTTTCAGCAACGCCGCGCCGGCCGCGCCGCGCAAGCCCGGTAGCGGATTGCCACCGGCGTCTTTCATGGCCCCTAGTGCCGACATCGACACTGCGAAACCGCCTAGGTCGGCGGTATGGAGCAAGACCTTTTCGGTGCGGCTTGCATACTCCTCAAAGGCGTCAAGCAACTCCTCACCGCGCCCGCCCATCCCGGTGCGCGCCATGGTGGCCGCCAATGTGGGCAGGAGGTCCGACGAATTGGCTCCGTGCCATTTCATCGTGGACATCCATTTCGGGATTCGGTCATCCTCAAAGCCGAACGCCCGGCTCGTTTTGACCAGGCCCGGAATGGTGGAGGTATCGACCACGCCCCCCAGCTTGGCCATGGTGACCGCGAGTTTGGCCATTTCGTCCTCGGCCATGGTCACCTGATTGGCCATCTTGTCCAGGCCATCCAGCACATCGTCAAAACCGCCGGACAGACCGCCGACAAGCCGCATCAGCTTGTCAGAGTCGAGATTTAGTCCGACTGCCCGGTCGGCGCCCCGGAAGGCAAACGCGGAGAGGCTCGCCACGCCAGCGGTCGCCAGGGCAGTCCTGAAAAACTGACTTGTCTCGTTCCGAACCGCCGAGGCGATGGTGGCGCCTATGTTGTGGCCGCCGCCGGTCGGAGATTGCTGGTTGAGAAGCGAAACAGCGTGGTCACGCGCCTGCTGTCGCTGCAAGTTCGTCAGGTCATCCGACCCTTGCGGTAGGTAGTTCCGAAACGTCCCACGCCCGGTAAAGCCGTTTGCAATGGCATCCCTGGCCGCCGCATCAATCGCGGCAAAGCTCCGGCGCAGGTTGTCTGCCTCAGTGTTCGCCTGCCGCGTGGTATCCCGCAAACCCTGCATGGCCTGCTGCATTCTGAGAATCAGGCTTTCAGTTCCGCTCATGGGTTACCACCTCGAAATCGTCATCGGCAGGCATCCGCAGGTCCCCGCGCATCATCGCGGCGACATCGGCATCAAAATCAGGCGTGTCAAACTCAGTCGCTCCCGCTGGCTGGGTGGCGTAATGCACCGTCCAGTATTCCAGGAGCAGTTCGGCAGGGGTGAGATTCAGGAACCGGGGATCGGTCGGCGGGAGCCGATACCGATCCCGATACCATGTCTCAATCAGTCGGGACCGCTCCCTCGCCTGGTCCTTCACTTCCCGCTGGATTCGGGTTGCGAAAGGTGGTTTCGGCTTCGCGCAGGGCGAGATAGACCTCCTCCAGCCGGGAGAGGCTGGAGTCGTTCAGCGGATCCATGTTTTCCAGGTCGAATCCGGCCGGCGCCTGATCCAACAGGGTGGTCAGGGTGGCGAACATGGCTGCCACCGACTGAAGCCCGCCGGACACGCCAGCCTGGAAGCCAAGCATCTGCTCGACTTCCGCCGCGATTCGGATGGAGTCCCGGAACGTCCGGTGCCGGAACAAGAAAACCCCGACACCCGGAACCTCAACGCGCAGCTTGCCGGCCATGGATTAGAGCCCTGTCCCGACGACGTTAAGGGCCTTCATCGACACGTTCAGGCCGATGATCTGGTGCGCCTGGACCCGCGTATCGCAGGACGCCACCGACACGCCGGTGTACTTCCGCAGCAGGACACCCGCGTCTTTGTCGAAAATCTCGACATCGAACACCATGCCCTGGAGGGCGTGGTCGCCATTTTCCAGGGCAACCCCAGCATCCCGGAGATTCTGCGAAATCAGAACGATGGACTCGGCCTGAAGGGAATGGTCGGCCAGGGTCGGGACGTACTCCTGGACGTGAATGTCTCCGATCCCTGACGCCTCCTGCGGGCCATAGTTGTCGGTGCAGTTCAGGCCCTTAATCAGGCCCACCATTTTTCCGTCCAGCTTCACCAGGACCCGGTTACCGGAGCGGACTTTCACATTGGGTTGCATATCGGCCTACTCCCGTTATACCCGGCCCGAATAGGGAACGGCGTGGATGGTTACGAGAACGTAATTGATCGGGATCACCGGCGAGCACTCGAACTCGACGCGAACCACGTCGCCCTCCAGTTCCACCGTGATGTTCCGGTAGGGGGGGTTGATTCGGTCGCCCACGATGACGCCGGGTCCGGCCGGTTCCGGCCGCGCCAGTTCGGCGAGGATGGAGTCGGTGCGGGAGGCAATGGCATGGAGGGATTCCGGGGAACCCTTGGCGCCGATGAAATCCTGGAGCGCTTCCCGGACGTTCCGGGCCACGAAGTCGGTGGCCGCGCCAGTACTGACCTCGACCCGGTTGTACTTAGAATCGGACTGCCAGGTGGAAATGGACTTAACCACCCGGTAATCCCCCTTGGGGCTTTTGGTCACGCACAGGATCCTCGAATCGATCATGAAGTCGGTATCGGCCGGCTCCTTCAGGTCCAGTTCCATGCCGCGCACGGTCAGCGGCTTGTTGGTTAACGGGGTGCCCGGATTGACGCCACCGAATCCGCCGGCCACCTGGGCCGCCAGGATGTAGGGGGCGTACAGGGTCAGTTCACCCGTCGCGTCGTAGTCGTACAGGCCGGGGTAGCAATAAGCCGTCCGGTCGGAATTGATGGTGGCGGCAGCGGCAGCGGCGGACGACTGGGTCACGCCCAGGTTGCCACCGACAAAGGCCCGCCGTTCGCGCTTGCCGACACCGGACATGAAGTGAACATGGGCATCCGCCATGGCATGGATGGAGGCATCGCCAACCACCGGGACCACCCACTGGACATCCTCAGATTCCAGGGCGACGAAGCAATCGTCCCAGTCGGTGTTGGTGACCGTGCCGTTACTGCCCCCGGTTAGGTAGGTGAAGGCCAGATTGGCCGGCACCTTGCTGGCGGTCGCCGGCCTAACAGCCGTGATAAAGCCTTCAGCGGACCCGTTGAACCAGTCGATGCAAGCCTGGAGGTCGGCGCGCACGTCGTAGACCGTGGGGGTCTTGCAAGAGGTCGCCGCCACCGCATCCAGCCCGTTCAGGGTCGCGGTATTGGCGCTGCCGGCGGTTACCGTGGCAGAGAATCCGGTGGTCACGTTGATCCGGTCCACCACCTCCTGGACGGTGCCGTACTCCGATAGCTCGATGGTGGCAACCAGGGTCAACGCCGGCGCATGGAGTAGGATCTGGGTGTTGGACGCAGTGATTGTGGCGGTGGCCTGGGCGCCGGTATAGGTCACGGTGAACGCCGACCGGGCCACGTTGTCCTTGGTGAAATAGGCGTTTCCCACCTGGGTGGTCAGACGCTTACCGGCGGTGGTGCCGGATTCCACCTTGACCTTGATCTGGTTGGTCCAGATGCCATAGTCGGTCGCCTTCAAGTCGATGGCATCGCCCGCGCTGCCGTCCACCAGGGTCAGTTCAGCCTGAACCGCCGGATTGACGCGCATGGCCACAATGCGGGAGGGGCCGTGGGTGGCGTTGCTCGGGGCAAAAGCCTTCCGAACAGCCGTCAGCAATTCACCGTCGCGCAGGACTTCTTTGGCATGGGCGGGGCTCCGCAGCACCAAAGGCACCTTGGGCTCGCCACCTTCCGCCCGGCCGATAAGGGCCACGATGTTTCCAACCGCAAGATTCCGGTTGTACATCTGGCTGTCGTCCACCAGGGACTGGACGGTAGGAGTGACCAGCAGCTGGCCGTTGAAAAATACGGGCATGGGTGCGGGCTCCTATTACGCCGGCAGGGAAATAAAGCGGTTCCAGGCAGCCTGGAACGTGGTCTCCACGTCCTTCACCAGGCCCTGGGCCTTGGCCCAGGCGTGGAACCCGCCGATCAGCGCGACCCGGCGAGAAGTCGCCGACAAACGCTGGCAGAACTCGTCGAGGGACAGCGGGATTTGCGGCTCCTGGACGGGAGCATCGGCAACGGGGGCCGAATCAAGGGACTTAGACATGGATGACCACCTGAGAATTAAGCTCGTGAATCTTGGGCGTCTCGCTGGTCACGCCACCAGCGGCGACACATCGGAAATCGGTTACAGCCTGGAAAACCGGGGCCGCATAGCGCTCCATGTCCTCCTGGTCCCGCTGGGTCCACTCGATCAGCGAGAGGCCCAGGGCTTCAAAAACTGCCCAATTGGCTTGGAGAATCCGCTTGATGGCGCGGCGCAGGGCGATGCGCTCGTCGGGATTCAGGCTCCAGCCGACGACGGTCACGCTGGATCGCTCCAGCCACCCGTCCGTCGATGTCACCGAATCCAGCCCAATCACGTCCGCCTCCAGCACCTCGCCCAGCCCGCGTGTATCCGGCTCGACTGCCGACAAATGTGCTGTCACGACAGGGAAAGGGGTCTGATCCCAGAGAGGGGGCGAGTTTTGCACCGGGATAGTCCCGGCCTTGGGGTGCAGGGCGCCGCGCCCGACCTCGATGGCCAGGCCCAGCCGCAAGCGGTCCATCAGGACCAGCACGGCATCTGGGCCGAATCCGGTATACCCGGCGGCCGGGGTCGCCGAGGTGGTCGCATAGGTGTCGGATGTGGCGTAATAGACCCGCCAGAAGTAGGGGGTGCCGTTGACCAGATTGGAGGTATCCAGGACCACGGCAGGAGCCGCGCCTTCCCAGGACGCCAGCAGGACCGCGCCGGGATCGACCGGCCCCACAAAATCCTCATCCTCGCGCCGCAGCAGGACACATGAGGTGGTTCCCGCCGGAGGCCGAATGTGCAGCCGTACCGCGTTGCCGGCCGGGAGGACTTCAGTCCCGAAAATCACCGGAACGCCCCCTCAATTCGGGCCACCTGGCGCGCCAGGTCCATCTCGATGGCGGCCTGGATGGTGCGCTGGGCGATGGGCTCAATTTGCTCCTTGACGGCACGGAGCGGGTACTTGCCCACCTGCGCCGGCCGGAGCCAGCCGGACGACCACTCCCCCATAATGCGGAAGGTCATATAGGAGTTGTGGCGGGAATTGCCGGGATTGGCCATCTTGACCATTCCGGCATAAATATCTGTTTTATGGTGCGGCTTGAGTTTGGGCGCCAAGCCCGCCTCTAGCCGATCCCCCCAGGAATACCTGAACCGCCGAACGCCCTCGGGGCGATTGACGGACGATTCAAAAAAGGACCCGGTGACGTGCGATGGAGAAAGCGTCTTGGCCCGCGCATGGATCGCCAACGGCATCGCGCCATAGTTGGCGTCCGGGTTACCGTGGCGGAACGGGATGATTAGGTATTTCTGGCCCTTGTGGGGGCCATTCTTGGCTACCCTCGCCTTGGGCGCTGAGCCCAGCGAGTACTTCATGTCGTAGGCAGGGGCACCCCGCTCAATCGCCGAGGCATAAGGGGCGTCTGAATACACCTCCCATGCCATGCCGCCCATAGGGCGCAGCTTGATCGAGGCCATGTAGCCACCGGAACGCGCCTTGACGACCTGTCCGTTCGGCAGCGGCGCGCCGCTGGCATACGCCAGCCAAAGCTCGTGCGCCTTTTGAGCAATCTGCGCTAGGGCATCAGCGACGTGCGGAAAATCCCCAGCGGACCCGTCAGGGATTCCAGGTAGATCAAGGGTGTAGGTGGCCATGACGCTAATCGTGGCGTCACGACGAAAATAGACAGGGGGATCACTTCCCGCCTACGTACAGCGCAAGCGGGAAGTGACGGCTCATAACTGTATAGGCGCAAATATGCTATCGGCAGGATCTACGCGCATAGGCATTATTGCATGAGTCAACTTCCCATCTGGCGATGTAGCTATCAACATGGGCCCGTCACCATGGAGACTGACCTTAAAGGTCGGATACCCCATCGACGCAAACTGACCGGCCATGTCGGCTAGGTAGCGAGCGTTAAACCCAGCGATTTTCTTGCCAAACTTAACCGGCACGGCGGAAATTCCATACTTGTTAAAGTATTTACCCGCTGCCGACGCGCCGTTGGCAGCCGCCAGCAAGTCCGCCGCATTGACTGCTTGCACCGTTTCACTAGCTGGACCGGCATGATTGATTACGCGGTCAAAATCTGGGTATCCGCCCACGCCCTTAATGCGCTGACCATTGCTATCTACCACCATAAGTTTTGATCCACCACCATCCTGCCCCTCAAATGCCTTGGACAATTCGCCAGCTAAGGCCTATACTCTGACTTAACGGCGCCGCCAGCGCGAATAATGAGCTTCAGTTCGAGGTGTTGGGCCATGTGGGCATTCTGCTCGGGTTCCCTGTTAGATAGGAGGCCATGTAATGAATAAAAATATTATGCTGTTCCTTGCCGCAATACTGCCAATTTCACCTATGGCGGAAACTCAGGATTGGAAATCCTGCGCGGAAAATGTTGAAGCCTGGATGCGCGCTCGCAACGAATGCGGAGCATCACACTGCGTAAATGAGCAAGGAACCCTTGAGGAGCACATGGTGAAACAATGCGGTTACCCAGAACACACGCCAAAGGAAATTGCAGAAATCATCAAAGCCGCTAAGTCTGGTTGTCGCATGGAAAACCATAGCGTCAAGATGAACTCTTTTGTAGAAAGGAGCCTGGTCCTTTTCCCGCCGACGCACCCGGTTCATAAAAAAGTCATGGACCAGTGCCTCAAGAATAAGTAGGCAGCAGACTACCTCCCCCACAGATCAAACCGCCGCAGCACCACCCGCCTGGGCAGCGGGTCGCCCATCTGGTGCGCCCGGTCCTGGGGAAAGTCCGAGAACGCGAAATATTCCGGGTGCCGGCGGCCAGTCAGGACCACCTGCACCGCGCCGGGGCCATTGCCGCCCGGCCAAGTTAGGGCGCCACTCGCATCGAGGGTGGGCAGCACGGCATCAGCCTCGGCGCCCGCCAGCAGGTAGGTGCAGCGGGCCAGGGATGCGACCAGGCCGGTCAGGCGCCCGCCCACCGGAATGACCTGAGAAAACGGCTCGGTGGAATCCAGCAGGGCCAGCCGGTCCCCTTCCGCCATGGCATAGACCGGCTGATCCCCTGGCAGGGTGACCACCACGTCCCCGGCCATCCACATCCCAAAATCCGCCCACTGCCGCTGGACCTTGACACCGGACGGGGCCGCCACGCTGGCCACGCCCGCATCCCAGACCCGGCCCAGACCGCCGCACACCGCGCAAGAGGGATCCGGCGAGCCGCTGTAAGGATCCCGGCAGGCACAGGACCGCGAGGGTCGCCAGGACACCCGCTGTCCGGCGCGGCCGATCAGGGCGTTAAAGTGTTCGGGGACCAAGCGCATGGGATCCGCCTATGGTGGGCAAGTCCCTATAGGATCGGGTCACGACGGGGCGGATGCGAAAGCTTTAGGCTATGCCGTATGGTCCGAATTTCGCTGCCTGTGAGCAGGCCATCCGCCCGGCGTCTGGCGTCCATGATCCGCAGGTGATTGCGCCGGATCTGGTCCTTCAAGATCGGATCCGCACCGCAGTTCGGGCACTCGTAGCCTTCCAAGCCATCGACCGCCAGCTCGCCCCCCTTGTGCAGGAACTGGTCGCTGTAGGTGATCGGCGTCAGGGTGCCAGCCTCACACATCGGGCAGATAACTGGGTTCTTGCTCATCATCGTTCTCGGTGAAATGAGACCAGGACAATGCAGCGACGGTCCCGACTGAGTTTCAACTTGATATAGAGATCATCGACCCAGTCGGTCATGCCTTGGTATGAAATCCGGTACACATCGAACCATTCGCCGCCCTCGGCGTACTGCTCGGCATGGTCGAAATGACAACCAGTCAGTAATTGCAGGCATTTGCAGACATCCTGCGGCCCATAACTGAGGTTCTCCACATCCCGCTGCACAGATCGACTCATATAGGAAATGGAGTCTCTTTGAGCCAGTTTCTTGACCTCATCAAGGAGGTACTCCGGCGGGGTCCGGCGTCTGCCTGTGGTAACCATTATGGTTAGTCGTCCACTAATATTCAATCCAAGGGTAATATTTTCAGAGACTCGATCCCACGATCATCCACGATATTGACCGACGCCTTCCGGTTGCCAACCACCCCCCTGCTGCACACAAGAGCGGGATTTCTCCCCTCGGTGGCTACCACCTTGTTAGACCGCATAAAAGCGATCCAGTGTGTGCCCATCTTCTTGCCGCTCTTGTGACCAAATAGCGGCTTCTCCGGGGTTAGCGCAAGGATTTCGCTCACCGGAACATTGCTATCTGACCACTTGAAAATAAGCACCCCGCCATCGCGTAGCACGCGGAAGCACTCTTTGAACCCGTCGCGCAGCATGGCTTTCCAGTCGCCATTCAGAACCCCGTACTTTTTTGTGATCCAGCCGCGCGCCTCGTTTCGGATGATGTGCGGCGGGTCGAACACAACGAGTGAGAATTGACCGTCATCGAAAGGCATGTCGGTGAAGCTGGCCACATGATCCGGGTCAACAACCAGTTCTTTCCGCCCCGGCCGGCTATCTGTCACATGAGTCTCTCGCCGTATGTCAATGAACACGGCTCGCGGGTCGGCTTGGTCGAACCACATCATTTTTCCACCGCAGCAAGCGTCAAGAACCTGCGGCCTAACAATTCGTTCAAGCGGATGCCGCTTCATAGTCTCTCCAAAAGTGTGGGTGCCTGGCTGCGGCACCGCTTAACTCAACCGTTAGGCCGCTACTGATCTTCGTCCTCGGATGCTTCCGGCGGCTCCGGCAGCGGATGCCAGGCATCGGCGTAGCAGGCCGTCATATGGATCACCACGCATTCGTCGTGCGGCGCGTCTTCAGGCTTGTGGCCAATGCTGATTTCTTGCAGATCGTTGTTCCACAGCAGGATGCTTTTGTTAATCGGTGCGGTGCTGATCGGTTGCCACATGGTCGTTCCCTCCGGCCTGGTATCGGCCTAACAATTCGTGCAAGCCGAGACCGCTTCTATGCACGTAGCTCGGCACCTGTAAACATTCCACCCGTTTTCTTTACACGTCTCCGGATGGGCGGGCCGGCTTAACTCAGGCGTTAGCCATCACGCCCGCAGTGCTTCGCAATTACGGCGTCGATCTTTGGCAGATGCGTGAAGTCGTAGCCAAGCGAGTGCGGAAGCCCGGCCAGTTCGGCTCGCGCCAGCTTCAACGCTTCCAGCAACTCCAACCCCGCGCAGCTCCTATCCGGCGACCATCCCTCGCAGTCGCACACATAGCGATCCTCGCTGTGCGATGCGTTGCGGTTGAATCCGTGGGGCGCGCACGGGTGCTTGCTGCATTCGCATTCATCTCTGGTGTCCATCGTGACTCCTTGGTGGTGTGATGGCTAACAATTCGTTCCATGCGAGGCCGCTTCGCGGCCCGCATGAACTCAGCCGTTAGGCCGGTAACGGCATGCACGGGGGGGAGTATCGGAAAAGCCAACTTTGTTGGCATGACCCCAAAAAAACAACGGCCCACTCCAGAAGAGTGGGCCGTTTGGTGCAGGTCCTTCAGTCTTTAAGGTCCCATACGGGTCCAGGGTTTACCCAGCCGACAGCCAACCTCGAATAGAATTCGCGGCCCCTACTCGCGACTGCACTGCAAGATTACTCCAGGCCCCCGCAATCATCAAATCGTCATCGCCGAGGATCCAAAGTGGTTGTGTCCCATGGATCGCGTGAAATGGGACGCAAACCCAGTTGAGTATCACTGACCAGACGCAAACGGGCTGACATTCGATCCTCGCTGGACATCCCACCTAGTTCGCAAGATAGTTTTCCCCCCAAAGTGCTGAAGCCAGTATCTTTTCGCCTCCTCTAGGCTGGTTATCCCCTCACTACTGGGCAAATGCGTTCCTTCCGGCGGCGCAAACCAGCCCTGCCCGTCAGACTTGAAGAACAGCACCAGCCGGGGCGGCATGTCGTTCACCCCGCCATGCCCCGCAGCACCCCCGCCATAAAGCCCGAGGTCACCTCCTCGGGCAGTTCCCATCCGCCCGCGTAATAGCTGGCCAGGGCTGCCTGGGTCTTAGGGCCGAACACCCCGTCCGCCAGCAAGGGCGGTTGATAGCCCCATTGGTTCAAAAATTCTTGCACCCGGCTCAACAGAGCGCGGGATGGCAGCAAGGCGCGTTTGGCCGCCGCCAACAGGCGGTCCCTGTCTGCTAGCCCGTTTAATCCGCCGTTGACGCGCCGGGTAATGGCTGCCAACTGGTCCTGGTCTGCGTACAGATTCAGGCCGCGACTCGACCAGAACCACCCGGCCACGTCGCAGCACAGCACCGGGTCCGTCGCCACGCGACCCGGCGAACTGACCAGGATCCCGCCCAGCCCGAGGTGCCGGTCATAGGCGGCATAGTTGGCTTTGCCGGTCAGTTGGATCAGGCCCCGGCCCTTGTACTTGCGACCGTCACCGTCCCGCGCCGGCGTGTTGCCCAGGTCCGTCCGCGTGTCGTAGGCGTCCCCGCTGGCCAGTTCCTCGCGGTAGCGCAATTGGCCAGACTCATGGCCCACCTGGGCCAGAAAATGGGCTTTCCGCAGGGGCGTGTTGATCCCGTACTTTCGCATCGTCTGAATCAGGGCCGGCCCCAGGGCCGCGATGTCATCAGCCGATGCGTCCGGGAATATTTCGGCCCAAGGAAAATCGTTGCTGCTCATAAGAAGGTCGCCCTAATGCCGTGAATGGATTGCCGCAGGCGCTCGATTCGGGCGTCCACGTCGTCTTGGTATTTGGAGAGGTCGAACGACTGGGATTCGCTCAGACCGTCCACGCTCAGGGAGCCCGAGGTGGGCAGGAACGCCCCCTGCATCAGCTTGAGCAGGGCCATTCGGCGCACCAGGTCCAGCAGATCGGGGTATTGGCTGGCTGGGTTCTCAATCCCCGCCTGGTAGCGCACCTGGATGGCCTGGGGCACCACCCGGCCGCCGCCCAGGAGTTGCACCGCGAATACGGACAGGGGTGCGGTGACCAGGGATCCAGACGGCACCAGCCGTAGGTGGCCGAACCGCTTATCCAGCCGAATCCAGTCCGCCGGGACATCCCAGATGGTCGTGGCCGGCGCGGGATAAACAAACTTGAGGGACTGCACCGAAATGACCGGGACGTGATTCAAGGGCAAGTAGCCCCAGCGGTCCCCCCGGAAAAATTCTGGCTCCAGGTCATAGCCCGGCTCCTCGACCCAGCGAGTACCGGCCTCATCTAAGGCGTCTTTCTCGTCCTGGCTGGCGAGGTCTGGGAGCACTTGGACGGGGCCGAAAAACACCCGCAACAGATGCTCCGCATCGGCCTCAGCCGCTCGCAAGGCGGCCATGACTTCAGGTGTTGGCAAGGCGGCCAGGTTGCCGGGAAGCATGGTCAATCGGCCTGACTGTAAGTCCGCCACGGCTCCGGCTAGGTCGGGGAATAGACCGGACGATGGGGGTGCCGAGATCGGCGCAGTGACCGTAATAACCGCCGTTTCGCCGGTCCCAGCCCAGCCCGGCATCTCAACATACGCCTGCACCACATAGGTGCCGACCACATCGAGATCGCCCTCCACAACGGTGTGGGCCACCCGGGTCGTGCCGAGTATGGTCGCTGGCCAGTCAACGGATACCGACGCCCCTGGCTTAAAAACTCGAATAGCGAAAAGGGTCGCATCGGTTACGTCCATCCCGCAGTCGAGGGCGATGACGGTGCCAATGGTCCCCTGGGGAATGGTGCTCATGGAGTTGTCCTGTTGAGTCGGATGGGCGCGTCGGCAGCGACTAAGGCCGGAAGCGAGCTAGGCAGCGAAAGCGCCGGGGTCATGCCACTTGATAACATCACGACCCCAGGCAGGTCCGACGAGGCGTTAACCGCCTGGCTTGCACGACTGGACAGGCCAACCGCCACGGTCAGGGCCGCTGATAGGTGGACTTGGTAGGTCGGCAGCGGATTGTGAACGACGGCATTAGCCGCCAGGCGGACCGATCCTCGCCGCGCCAGAATGGCGTCCACCGATACCTGGCCGGCCAGAGGCAGTTGGATACCGGCGTCCAGGGAGGCAAACGAGTCACGAGAGTGCAAGACAGCGCCATCAGTTACCAGGATAGGAGCCTGGGTATGCTGCACCGCGCCGGTCGCCAGAACAGACAAGGCACAGGGCGCGGCGACCGCCACATCCGCAGAAGCCAATGCGGTATAGGCCACCTGAACCGTTGCGCCCAGGGACGCCTGGACGGTACTGGACGCCTGGACAGCCACGCCCGCTTGGACCCATGCAGACCGCGCAGCCTGGACCGCCGCACCCAGAGAGAATTCAGATACCTGTTGATCGCCAGCCTTCACCATGGCGCCAGCCGATAAGCTGGTGGATCTCCGATCCAGCACGACGGAAGCCGCAGCAACCTGGGCAGAATGGGCCGCCTGGATCGCCGCGCCGAGCGAAAAGCCAGCGCTTGGCCTGTCCTGCACCGCCGCGCCTATCGCAATCCCAGCACCTTGCCTTGACTGAACAGCGGCCCCTATAGAGACGCTGAAATAGTGTGGGCCCTGAATTGAAGCACCTATTAGGACTTCTGCGGATTGAGCGGCCTGAATTGCCGCACCAACCGCAAGGTCCACCTGCGGTGCATTTTGCGCTTCGATCTGGGCGGACAGAGAGATCTGGGCCAACCGGCCAGCAGAAACCGCTATTGTCGCGTCAAGACTGGCCAGCCGGGCCGATTGAACGGATGCCGCCAGGGTTGCAGTTGCGGAACGCGCCACCTGGACCGTCGCGCCAAGGGACGCCTGGGCCGAATAGCTCGCCCGAATGGCTCCGGCGAGGGCGGAAGTCGCCGCCTGGGCCGCCTGGATCGCCGCCTGGGATGCCACCGACCCGGCTTGCTGGGCCTGGATTGCAGAGGTTGCACCGAGGTTGGCAGTGCGGACTTGCTGGATTGCGGACCCAGCAGACAACCCCGCAGATTGCCGAACTTGCAGAACTGCACCAGCCGCAGAAGTCGCAGACTTCCGTTCTGCTATGGCCGCGCCGATACCGACGGTCGCAACCCGGTCCCAGCGGATAGCCGCGCCAGACGAAACAGACGCCGACATTGGCGCCCGTACCGACGCCGATAGGCCCGTCGTGTCGGTACGACTGACCCGAATCGCGGAATCCAACGGCAGCGCCGCCGTTCGTGCCGCTCGAATCGCGCCAGCAATCGAGGCAGTAGCTTCTTTGGCCTGCCGAACAGCACCCGCCAAATCCAGCGTTTGCACCCGATCTGCTCGGATGGCCGATTCGGCGGACATCGAGGCAGACTTGGCCGTGAAGACAGCGCCGCTCAGGGAAACCGTAGTGGTTTTGGCCTGCTGGATCGCGCCGGTTAGGGAGAAGGAGTCCGACCGGATCGCCAACACAGCGCCCGCAGCAGTAGCAGTTGCCGCCTGTCCGACTCGGATCGCGCCGCCGACCGACGCACTGGCCGACTGCTCTTGAACGATGATTGCCGCCACCGAAACGGTATCGGATCGACTGACTTGAACGGCAGCAACCGCCGACAAGGTTGCGATTTTGTCTGCGAGAATAGCCGCCGAAAGCGACAGGGTAGCGGTTCGACTGACTTGAACGGCAGCAACCGCCGACAAGGTTGCGATTTTGTCTGCGAGAATAGCCGCCGAAAGCGACAGGG